CGCAGGCAAAGATCAAACCGCCCATGGCGCACAAGCCAACCGTCGAGAACGCCCAGTGGTGAAGCTGGAAATACTCGATCGTGGTCGCACCACCTCCAATGCTTGAGACCACCGTACTGATCAACCCAACTGTCCACTCACGCTTGTCACGGGGCGGCGTCATGAGCATGACAACGACCGCAGCAAGCGTTGCACCACTGGCTGCGGCAGCAGCCGTTCCACCAAAGGCTTTGTATGCAGCGGCGGCTCCTGCCACTCCGCTACTCGTAGGTTCTGGCATCTGATAACTCCCAAAAAAATACCCGCCTGAATCACTTCAAGGCGGGTTGTGAACAACTCGTTCGTTTATGTTTGATCAGCGGTATGAACGGAAGCGCTTTCTGCCACGCAGGTCACCTCCACCAAATCAGCACGAGGCTTGACGCTCATCACGCGCGCCATCTGTGCCCAGGTCTGCCCTACCCCAAAAGCGAAGTGAGTTCGCTCCTCACCTCCACCCGTTTGGATTGCAATGCTCGGCGCTTGCTGCAGCACCGCATGTCGCTCAGTCGCTCCGCGCGTCACAGCAATCGGGTCAGTCACAGAACCGTCAACGCGCCTCAAGGCGATGTAGTGATTTGCGCCAGTCTGCCAAGGCAAGAGCTCAGAACAGATCAGCACCTTTGATGCACCATCCCAAGACAAGGCCTCACCACTCACACCCCAGCTAGGCATGTCATGGCTGATGGCCACCAGGTCCCCGTAGGTCGGGATGAGCCCTTCAAGCTCGGTCCTAAAAGTGATGATTCGTCTGCGGTACCGATTGGCCGCTGCAATGTACTTTCCCTCACGCATCGCTTGGAACTTGTCGGTACAACCAAAGAGCTTCAAGCGAGCAGGCTTAGAGAGAGCCGAACCCGCAAGGGCCACCGTGACCTCATCAGGCTTCCAGCTCTTGGGGTTGAAGTATTCAACCGTGACCGCATCCGCTGTTGCATCTCCCGGCATCACGTACTGAATCTTCAAACTGCTGCGCACGATGTTTCGGGTGGAGAACAAGGCCACGGGAATGGTCTTGGGCTCATCTCGAACAATGCGCACGATGCCGCCTTGCAGGAACGGCACCGCACGCCCAGCTCTGGCAATCTGCCCCATGGCATCCCAAACCGTTAGGTTCTGGTCAAACACACCATTGAACGTATCCCCACGCGAAGACCACACACCATCCAGTCGAGCGAGTGCATTCAAGTCAATCTTTGCATCAGGCAACCCTGCCCCGTAGCTCGAGCGCGCTGCATCTGCAAATGCCCAAGCAATCGAACTAGTGGCTTGGGGTGCACTCCACCCTGTGGTCTTTGACCAAACAGGGAGCTTTCGAGTGACCAAGCAGTTCACCAAACGAGATGACCGCTGAGACAAGTTGTCCGTTGCACGCATGCGCAATGCCAGCAAGGTCAAGTCCGGGGGCAAAGTTGGATTGACAAGATAGCCCTTGGCCTGTCCCCAGCGAAGCTCATGCCCAGCACGGGTGCTGGCGTCTTTGGTGTCTAGCCTTTGAACACGTACCTCGTAGCGGCCTGCACTCACACCGTACTTGTAGGTTCGGCGCTGTGCTGTGTTGGTGGCTGCCGAGTAAGACTCATCGGCAAGATGAAGCCATCCGGAGGTGGCATTCCCATCGTCATTGATGGCTCTTGCCTCAACCCGCCATTGAACGGTTCGACTATCCAGCGTTCCACCGTCAGTCGCGTAGTACAAGCCACGCATCATCACAACATCAATTCCAATCTGGTTGACTTGGGTCCCCGCAGGGTTGAGCGCGAACGGACCAATGATGCTGCCGCCCGTATCAGCAACGGCAATCAACTCCTGCCCGGTGACTTCAGCAGCAGTCACCACATCGTTGTTGAACAAGGTGTTTTGACCGCCTGGCTCAATGACTTGGGCCTGCACTTCTTCGAATGAGGAAATGGGACTGTCATCAATTGAAAGCTCTTCAAACTGGAAGTGCCCAATGCCGATCACATGGAGCTGGTGCAGGTACTCCTCGTTGTCGACGTACTCCGTATAGGGCATCGCTGCCAAATCCGGATAAATCAGATGCTGCCCGTAGACAACAGGAATCGGCTGGGACAGTCGCCCGTAGTTGCCACGCGCCTGCAGTGAATAAGTTGGGCTCGGTGAAGATGAGCTGGCTGTAGCATTGGGCAGGCTCTGATTAGGTAACGGCACCAAGGCATTCACGATGATGGAACCCGTCACAGCAATCGCCGTCGATGCCACCGAGGTTGCGACTGCCCCCGAATACCCGAACGAAGCGGCCAACTCCGCACCATAGGCGTTGGCCACAACCAATACGGCAATCATCAAAACCGTCTGCAGTGGGTTCTTGCCCCCGCCTCCACCACCTTGCGGCAGTGACACCAGTGCGATGACATCTCCAGCGTCAATGAGGGTCACGCTACGTTCAGCCATCAGCACAGGCTTACCGTTCTTGAGCACTAGGGTTGGTTGCTCAAGAACAATCTGCTCTTGGTGCATCCATTGGCTGATGGTTAGATTGCCCTGAACGTGATGGATATCACGCTCATGGGGGTCGAACGGGTTTCGAAGCCAAACTACGACACCGTCATTGCTGCTTGGCATGGCTCACCTCGAAATGCATAAAACCCCTCAACACGCCAACCATGACGGTCAAGCGCCCACAAGTCCTGGAACACCACACCCACACCTTGCGCGCAATGCAACACGCCTCCGCCATCGATGTCTAACCAAACACCAACATGCACCGGATATCTGGACTGACGCATCAGTACGGCATCCCCATGTTTAGGCGTTGGCACGCGCTGCCAGCGTTTGCGCTCAGGGTGCTCGTTGAATGTCCTGAGCACGACTCGCAAATCCAGCGCATCCACAGGGATGAGCGGAAGCTCACGTCCGAAGTGATTTCTCTGCACCCATAAAAAAAGGCCCCAGCAGTCAAATGACTCGGGGCCTCGTGCGCCTGCTATCCATGGGCGACCGATGTATCGATGCGCCCAGTAACCGTCTGTTGGTTTCATGAATTACCCATCACCGGGCAAGTCCCGGAAACTCTGTTGATGTGTACAACCGACCTGGAAACGCTTTATTTCCGATATCGACCATTCGTGCCCTTGCGGTCACACGCATCACATCTGCCTCCACCTCAGTCAGTACCAGCGTGATGGGAGGGTCCATCTGCGGCCCTTCCATATCGTTTGACAAGTACGGGCGATAAGTGACTTCGATGGAAGCTTCTGACTCTGATGCAGCGTCAAGGTGTTTGACGATTTCGCGTGAAACGTTGTCCAAGGTCAGCACGACCTCAGGAACAGGTGCGATGTCCACAGGCGGCAAATCCAAATCGAACCCCATGGCCACGAACCTCACCGTTTCACTTGAGTTCAACGGTGCTGAAGCTTCGAGGCGCGCAAAGAGGTCTTGTTGGTCTCGCACTACCCTGATTGCCGTCGTCACGCCCGACTCGTTTTTAAAGTCAGGATGGCGCAGCTCCAAGGTATGCAGGATCACCACATCTGAAGGCGAACTCGCGTACGCCTCCTTCAAAGCGTCACTCAACGACACATCAGGCATGCTCTACCTTGATGGGAATGACACGACGCTCTTTCGCTTCGGAGTGCTCACGAACCAATCCGAAGATATCTCGCCGTTCCTGCGGTAAATCTCCCTCGATGTAGAACGGGAAGCAGCCAGTGAGGAACTCAATGCCAGCGGCCAAGAACGGCACGTTGTCGGCGTAGGAGGCATCGCACCCTGCCGTCCACAAGAGGCCGTCCAAGAACATGCATGAGCCTTTGCACAACTGAAGCACAGGACAGTTTGAACAACCATCTCGCTTGCTCCAATGCGTGGCGCTGCGCATCTTGACTGCTTGAAGCTGAGAGATGTGCCCAATCTTGTGTGACTCGCCGTTTGGAGCGACAGCGGCTGCACTCACGTTCTGGCAAGTCAACACATTGCCGTTCAGATCAACAGCGAGGTTGTCGGTACGGTCCATGCCGCACTTTTGGCCCAACGTACTGGCAGGACGACCTTGGGCCACAGACTCCACAAAGTCCATGATCTTCTTGCGACCGATGTCAAAACTGGTCACTGCACCTGCACGCAACTCCTTGAACGCATAGGCACTGAAAGTGACGCGCTCCGCAGAAGTCTGAAACGTGGAAGCCAATCCACCCTCGTCATACGGGTCAATGAAAGCTCCCTCGCCAATGACGACATCCTCACCAAAGCGCTCGCGTAGCCATGCCTGCACATGCGCGCGACTTGGATTGTTTGCATGAATCATGGCGTTGATGCTGATCCGCCCCTCAGGCTTCAAACGTGCGTACAAATCAAAGATGGCAGCTCGCTTTTGTGGATCATCCAAAGGATCTGCACCGCGCGCGTGATAACCAGGACCATCGTGCGACAAACCCACAGAGAATCCCAAACGGTCAATCCATGCGTTCTTGTCCGCATCCAACAAACTGCCATTCGTAATTATGCTGAACTGAGCCTTGGGGTACATCGCCCTCAACCGCTCAGCCAGTGGTTTTAAGGTCTTCCAGTAAACCAGCGGTTCACCGCCCCAAAACTCAATGCGTTCTGGAGGTTCAATCAGCGCATCGGTCAATGAGTTTAGAAAAGCATCAACCTCTTCTGAATTCGTTTGATCGGCATGGGGCACAAATCGTTGTGAGCAGTATGTGCAGGCGTAATTGCAAAGCAGCCCAAGACTGATCTTGAGCACTCGCACATTGCCCTTGCGACCGGGTTGATCTTTGGCAACAACCATCGCATCACGCCAAGCGCGTGCTTTGACTGGAACGACCGACTGACCATGACTCCAAGAAAGGCTAGAAGTTTGGTTGTTGTAGACCAGCGAGTCTTCTGTGCCGTCTGGCTTGATCACATAGATGCGGAACTCAGCCATGGATGCGCTCCACTTTGATATTGAAAAGAATGTTCATGAACGGTTGCTCCCCAAAGTAGGGTTTCTGAAAATGAATCGCTCTGGCATCAAAGGCGATCAACAGACCGCGATGAGGTTTGATCCAGAACTTGGATGGAGACTCCCAAGGCATGAGCAACCCAGCAAACCCGGACGAGCGCCAGGCGGGGTTACAGATGGCGAAGCCATTGGGTGCGAACTGATTGATCTGCGGCATCAAGCCAAGCGAAGGGTCTAGCTCGGGGCCGAGTGGAAAGTAGATAGCCTGCACATCACATTCGTCTTCGTCGTTGTGCGGCATGATTTCGACGCCGCTAGAACGAACAACCTCTCGCCCTTGCACATGGACCACTCGCCCGCTTGGGCCAAGTAGTTCCTGCACTTTGGACAAGACTGCCGTCTGCAATGTTTGGCAGCGCGGTGAATGTCCATCAAAGATGTTGTGGTTCTCGCGTTCCCAGATCTGATCGCCTGTTTGCATGCGCTCGTTCAATTGCAAGAGTTCTTCATAGAGCCCCTGATCAAACACCGCATCCATTCCAAGTGACCAGATCCCTGTTTTAAGAGGGAAAAGGTCAAGGATCATGGAACGCTCACCAC